GGCCTGGTGTACACGCGGATGAGATAGTTGAACGTTCATATTTCGGCGATGTTATTCGAAATGCAAGAAATCTTAAAGAAGGAGAGAATCTCAACGCCGATCTCAGTGTGCAAAATTCAATCAGTATTGTAGCTGATGCATATGCTAACGATCATTTCTTTGCCATTCGTTATGTAGAATGGGCGGGGGCTTTGTGGACGGTTTCTAGCGTCGAAGTGCAGAGTCCCCGTCTTCTGCTGAGATTAGGGGAGGTGTACAATGGGCCGACGCCTGATTCTACACCAACTCCTTGAAACGTTTACAGAAAACGTATACTTTCAGCCACCAACTAATATACAGCTGAAATATCCTTGTATTATCTATAAACGCGACTTTGCGGATACTAAATTTGCGGATGACAATCCTTATAGTCACAAGTTAAGGTATGCGATCACGATTATTGATCCAAATCCCGATAGTGAAATTCCCAGTAAAGTGGCTTCAATGCCTTTGAGTTTATTTAATCGATTTTATACAGCTGATAATTTGAATCATGACGTTTATAACGTCTACTTCTAAGGGAAAGGAAAGAAATGCCCCCTTTGACTTGGGACGAAGTTGGGGAGAAACTTTATGAAACTGGTGTAGATCACGGAGTTCTATATCTTCCAGATAATGCAGGTGTATATAACACTGGTTATGCTTGGAATGGTCTCACAACTGTTACTGAATCACCATCTGGTGCTGAACCTAATCCACAGTATGCAGACAATATTAAGTATCTGAACTTGTATTCTGCTGAAGAGTTTGGTGCAACGATCGAGGCGTTCACCTATCCTGAAGAGTTTGGACAGTGCGACGGTACAGCTGTTCCAGCGCCAGGTGTAGCTATTGGCCAGCAGGGTAGAAAGATGTTTGGTCTAAGCTATAGGACCAAGGTCGGTAACGATGTCGATGGAATTGACTTTGGTTATAAGTTGCATTTGATTTATGGATGTCAAGCTGCTCCATCGGAGAAAGCTTACGCCACTATCAATGATTCACCGGAGGCAATTGCATTTAGCTGGGAAATTACAACTACGCCAGTTCCAGTTACAGACTACGGGCCTACTTCTTTGATTGTGATTGACTCTACTGTGGTAGATGCTGCCGATCTTACAGCGCTTGAAGCTCTGTTGTATGGTACAACTCTTGCAGCAGCTCTTCCAGCACCAGATGCGGTCATCGCCCTTTTCGGAACACCATAATCTAGACAGGAGGCTAGGGAATGCTCACAATTATTGTTTCAGGAGTCGAATACTTCGACGAACAAACTCGAGAATTCGTCACTAGAAACGACACATCTTTGGAGCTAGAGCATTCTCTGGTCTCACTGTCAAAATGGGAGTCATTCTATGAGAAACCGTTTCTCGGTAAGGATGAGAAAACATCCGAAGAAATTTTTGAGTACATAAAACTTATGACATTGACTCCAAACGTACCAGAAGAAGTTTGGGAAAAACTTTCAGAAGATAATATTAAAGCAATTGACAAATACATCGAAGCTAAGATGACGGCGACATGGTTTAGTGAAGCACCAGGTGCTCCAGCAAGCAGAGATGTTATCACGGCTGAGTTAATTTACTATTGGATGATTGTTTTTCAGATTCCATTCGAATGTGCGAACTGGCATCTTAATCAATTGTTTACTTTGATTCGAGTTTGTAACATTAAGCAAGCAAAGCCGAAGAAGATGAGTCGTAGTGAAATAGCAGCTCGAAACCGAGAACTCAACGCTCAACGCCGAGCACAACTTGGCACTAGGGGGTGACATGGCAACTCTTGTTTGGGATCAAGTAGGTGAACGAGTTTATCGAACTGGTGTTGATCATGGAGTTCTCTATCTTCATGACGGTACAGTAGCAGTTTGGAATGGACTCACTAATGTTGAGGAATCTTCCGATTCTGAATTAAAAGCATTTTATCTTGACGGAGTAAAGTATTTGGAGAACTTGATTCCGGGAGATTTTTCAGGAAAACTCACAGCATTTACTTATCCCGAAGAATTCGATTTAGTTAATGGGATTGCCAGTCTTAATCCAGGATTATCGTATCATGATCAACCGTCTAAAAGTTTTAATTTATCGTATAGAACTAAAATTGGAAATGATGTTGAAGGATTAGAATTTGGTTATGAAATTCACATTCTTTATAACATACTTGCTAATCCTGATTCACATTCATTTGGTACAATTGGAGATTCAGGAGCTGAACCAGTTGAATTTGGTTGGACTTTGACTGGAACGCCACCAAAACTTAAAGGGTTTAAACCAACAGTTCATATTTCTCTTGATTCTAGAAAAACACCTCCAGATATTTTGAAACTATTGGAAGATCAGCTTTATGGTACGGATACTAGTGGAGCGAGTCTTCCATCACTTCAAGATATTGCTGAATATTTCGGATACCTTGGTGCTCTTATTATTATTGATTACGGTGATGGTAGTTGGTCAGCTATCGATGAATCAGATACTTATATTACTATGATTGATTCTACTACTTTTCAGATCGATGATGCTGACGCCGATTATTTGGATGCAGATACATATGAAATTTCGTCTACAAATGTCGGCTAAGGAGGTGAAATGGCTACAATTAATGGTCTTACTGCTGAACGAATGTTGGAAATTGAAGGAGCGTCGGTTGTTGGTGGTGAAGTTGTTGATGATAATTTAATTCTTAATAAACATGATGGAACAACAATCAATGCTGGTCCTGTGACAGGTCCAGAAGGTCCTCCAGGCCCACCGGGTCCAGCTAGTGTGGGTGCAATTCCTGGTGAAGTCAAACTTTGGCCTAATACTGTACTTCCTGAAGAAGGAACCTATGGTAAATGGGTATGGGCAGACGGCGCGTATTACCCGATTGCAACTTATCCGCTTGCCGCTGCGCATATTGGATCACAATGGCGTACTTTCGATGGTGCTAGTGATCCTGGTGTACCTAATTTTCGTGTACCTGATTTGCGAGGTCTTGTAGCTGCAGGATTGGATCAAATGCCTGGGGGTTCTCGTGCTAATCGCATGACTCGTGCCGCGGCGATTACAATGGCAACTAAGAGTGGAAAAGAAACTCATGCTCTTGCGATTACTGAGATAGCTGCTCACTCTCATCGTGCTGACGGTGCTGGTGGCTCTGGTGGTGCTACAGTGAATACGCAGCCAACGTTTACGGGTACTCCAGTTCCAAATCACGTTCATGCACCTCTTGATAATACGAAAAATTTCGCGGTATCAATTGGAAGTACGGACAATCTTGGATCTGGTGGATCGTCTCGTCAGCTTGTAAATACGTACAATGTAACAACTGAACCTGCTGGCGCACATACACCTGCGGGTACTGTTTCTAGTCATGGTCATGGTATTAATCCTGCTGGTGGAGGCGGTGCGCACGAAAATATTCAACCGACGGTTTTTGTGCCTTACATAGTTTTCCTAGGCGGGTAAAATGAGATTAGAACTCGCTGGAAGTCTAGTTCTTCCTAAACCATTGGTTAAAAAATTTAATGCCAATACACTTTTTGATGTTGCAAGTTATATTGATATGGGCTACACTCATTTCGATGTAATTTGTATTGGTGCTGGTGGAGGAATGGGCGGAGGTATTGATACTGCCGGTCTTGGTACTGCAGTTAGAAATTATGGAGGAGCAGGTGGGGGTGGTGGGTTTCATCGTGTTCGAGGTCTACTATCAGCTCTCCCGTCTTCGTGTCCCGTTGTTGTTGGCGTTGGTGGCGCTGTGGGTAACGATCATTCTAGTAATGCTGCTTCTACTACTGATGGCAGTGATGGAGGATATTCATCGTTTAACACCGACACGTGTAAAGCCTCCGGTGGAAAAGGTGGTAAGAGAGCTAAATCGAATTCCTTAACCGTTACCACAGATGCAGATGGTGGCGACGGAGGAGTAGGAAAACGAACTATTGCTGGTGGCGGAGCTGCAGGAGGACAAGCAGGAATTCCAACGTCTTCTGGTCCTGATTTCCCTGGTACAGATGGTACGGACGGCACATTTTTCCAGAATGTTGGTCAAGGAGGTGGCGGTGGAGCAGGCGGTGTCGGAAAATATGGAACAGGAACTACGCATAACGCTGCTACATCCGGAGGTCGGGGCGCGTACAATCCAGGGAATACCGCTGTTTACGGCCCAGGTGATACCCCCGGAAATGATACTCCTAGTGGAGCGCAAAACATTGTTCCAGGTGGAGCCAGTGGAGCCAAAGCATCACCAGTAAATGGATTGCCTACGGTTTATGGTCAATCCAAAGGCGAAAAGCTTCCTGGAGATCCGGGTACTGTAATCATTCGTCTCACAGCAGAGTAGATTTATGATTACTATCACAGAGAAAGGTAATTTCAATAACGTAGCAAAGTATTTGTCAAGATTAAAAACGTTGGAGTTATATTCAGTTCTAAATAAATACGGTTCTTTAGGTGTAAATGCTTTGTCTAATGCTACACCGACAGAATCCGGTGAAACCGCAGGATCCTGGTATTACACGGTTGTTGCACGAAAAGGATATTACTCTATTCGTTGGCATAATAGCCATATCGAAGACGGTGTTCCAATTGCGGTTATTCTTCAATACGGTCATGGTACAGGAACCGGCGGATACGTACAAGGCCGAGACTATATCATGCCTGCAATTCGACCTATATTCGATCAAATAGCAGCCGAAGCGTGGAGGGAGGTGACTAAGGTTTAATGGCAACAATTGATGATAAAGTTGTAGCGATGAGTTTTGAAAATAGTAAGTTCGAATCTGGCGTTAGTCAGTCACTTCGCTCAATTGAGAAGCTGAAAGCGGCTCTTCAATTTAAAGATGTCGGTAAAGGTCTAGTTCAAGTCGGGCAAGCCGCTCATCAGGTTGACCTTGGTCATATTTCTAAGGGTGTTGATGAAATTAGTAGTAGACTAAGTGCATTGAGACTTGCTGCTATTGCTGTATTTGCGGATATCGCTAAGAAAGCTATCTCAGCGGGAACATCATTGGTTAAAGCGTTTACCATTGATCCACTTAAAGCAGGTTTTGCAGAATATACAACAAATCTAAACTCTATTCAAACGATCTTAGCAAATACCCAGGCTGCTGGAGCAGGATTAAAAGAGGTTAATGCTGCTCTTGATGAGTTGAATGATTATTCGGATAAGACCATCTATAACTTCGGTCAGATGGCCAGGAACATTGGTACCTTTACGGCTGCTGGTGTTGATTTGAAGACAGCAACCGCATCGATCAAAGGTATTGCTAACCTGGCGGCACTCTCAGGCTCGAATGCTGAGCAAGCTTCTACGGCAATGTATCAGCTGTCGCAGGCTATCTCATCTGGCTCCGTAAAGTTGATGGATTGGAACTCAGTTGTCAATGCTGGTATGGGAGGCACGGTTTTCCAGAGAGCGTTGGCGACAACCGGCGAACATATGGGTGCTCTGAAGAAGGGAACTGTTGAGCTCGTCGGTCCAATGAAGAATGTCAAGATTGCCGGAGAATCATTTCGTAACTCTTTGTCAGCGCCGGGTAGAGATGGTTGGTTGACTTCAAAGGTTCTGACTACTACGCTTAGACAATTTACAGGTGACATGACCGATGCTGAGCTTGCGGCGGATGGATGGAATAAAGCTCAAATCGCAGCTATCCAGCAGCAAGCCAAGACGGCAATGCTGGCAGCAACCAATGTCAAGAATCTTGGACAGGTCTTTACGGTCGCGAAGGAAACCGCAGGATCTGGCTGGGCTAAGACATTCCGTATCATATTTGGTGATTTTGAAGAAGCCAAGAAGACATTTACGAATCTTTCCAATACTATCAACGGTATCATCATTGATTCTGCTAGAGCTCGTAATAATGTGCTTGGCGATTGGAAAGCTCTTGGTGGACGAAAGATCCTGATTAATTCTATTAAGACTGCATTCGAGAATTTGAGTGCGGTTGTTAAGCCCATCAAAGATGCTTTTCGAGATATTTTCCCAGCAACAACGGGAAAGAATCTACTTGATCTAACCAAAAAGTTTAATCAATTTACTAGAATGCTCAAGCCTAGTCCAGAAACAGTCGAGAATTTGAGGCGTACATTCCGTGGATTGTTCGCTATTCTGGACATTGGAAAGCAAATCATCAGTGGTATATTTACAGTTTTCAAGACGCTTTTCAGCACACTTAGTAGTGGTAGTGGGGGATTCCTCGAGCTAACTGGTAGTATCGGCGACTGGTTGGTTAAAGTTGACAAAGCTCTAAAGGAAGGTGGTCAACTTAACAATTTCTTCGAGGGTTTAGGGAGAGTTCTAGCTGCACCCATTAAAGGTTTGCAGCTTTTGGCGGGTTTGCTCTCTGGTGGCGAAACAATGGGCAAAATGACCAAATCC